GGCGGGTTGAAAATCGTGGGGTCGGGGACTGACGTAGTCTATACCTCGACCGGTGTGGCCGGCCCACTGTTGCTGGCTTTGGGCGACACAGCCGAATTCATCCGCCTGCAAGACCAGTGGCGACTAGTCGGCGGTTCGGCGCTGTTGCGTTTTGCTGGCACGATGAGCGGCGCGCACTTCACCACGCAACCGCAGTTCGATAACGGCAAGGCGCTGGCCACAACGGAGTTTGCGCAGCGGGCGCAGGGGAACTTTGCCGGACGTGTCGATATCGGGGCGCTGCCCGCTTCACTCACTGCCTCGGCCGCCGGCTGCCGTATTGTGCTAGCGGCTTCAGGGACGCTGACCCTGCCGCCTGTTGCGTCGGTGCCCACCGGCACCAATTTCTTTCTGTTCAACACGACGCCGGGTGTGGTCACCATTGCTCGGCAGGGTACGGACTTAATTAGCGCGATGTCCGTCAATTCCATGACTTCTGTGACTCTGCAATCGCTTTCTACCATCGTGATTACGGCGGGTAACGGGCAGTGGGTCGTTGAAGACGGTATGTCTGCCCTGAAGTATGCGCCCGAGTTCGCCAGCTTTTGGGGAGGCAGCGGTTATCACCGACTGCCCTCGGGAGCGATTGAGCAATGGGGGTCAGGTGTTACGGATGCTAACGGGTACGTTTATGTCACGTTCCCTATTCCGTTCCCTAACGCGCCGCGCAACATTACGCCAATGCATGTCGGGTCATTGTGTTTGATGCACGCGGTTATGGGGGCGGGTCTGGGTGCGGCCGGCTGTACGTTGCGCGTACAAAATCAGTCGGGTGCGTCTCAGGCTGGATGGACGGTTTGGTGGCGAGCAGTGGGGAACTAAATATGAGCAAGATTGTTTTTTTCAGTCCGTCCATCTGTGGGGCTTATCGCCCCGAGGTTCACGGCGCCGACATGCCGGCGGACGTGGTCGAGGTGTCGGAAAGTGTTTGGCAGGCGCTGCTCGATGAGTTGTCGGTCAGCCCCAAGAAAATGTCGTCACGACCCGATGGTCAGCCGGTGCTGATCGATCCGCCGCCGCTCGACACTGACGAATTAGCGGCTGTCGAGCGGGCTTGGCGTGACGCGCAGTTGGCCCTGACTGATCCGTTGGTTTCTCGCCACCGCGACGAGGTTGAGGAGGGCGGCGCGACCTCAATCACGGCCGACCAATACACGGAGTTGCAGGTCTACCGCCGGCAGTTGCGCGACTGGCCGCAAGGCGAGCAGTTCCCACTCGCGGAACACCGTCCGCCGGCGCCGACTTGGTTGGCAATGGAAACGACCTGAACGCCCCGCAATGACGGGGCGTTTTTCATTCCGCCTCACGCTACATCAACACCTCAAGCCTCGCAGACAAGCGGGGCTTTTTCGTTTCTGGAGAACGAGCCTTATGAGTTTCTTTCACGGCGTCACGACCACAGCGGTCGACACCGGCGCGCGCACCATCACGCTGCCGTCTTCCTCGATCATCGGTTTGTGCGACACCTTCACGCCGGGTGTGTTGGGCGGCGGCACTGCCAAGGCTGGGGAACTGAAGCTGATCACCACCGAGCGCGAGGCCATTGCAGCGTTCGGCGCGGAATCGGCAATGACCCGAGCCTGCCAGGCGATTTACAAAAAAACCAAGGCGGTAATCGTCGCCATCGGCGTGCCGAAGATGGACGATCCGGCGCTGCAGACATCGGCCATCATCGGCGGCGTGTTGGCCTCGGGTCAGCGGACCGGCTTGCAGGCGCTGCTCGATGGCAAAAGCCTGTTCAATGCTCAGCCGCGATTGCTGATCGCCCCCGGTCATTCGGCCACGCAGGCGGTGGCTACTGCCATCGACAGCCTGGCGCAGAAGCTGCGTGCCATCGGCATCATCGACGGGCCGGGCACCACCGACGAGGCGGCCATGGGCTACGCCGACAATTTCGGCAGCCGCAACCTGTACATGGTTGACCCCGGTGTGCAGTTCTGGGACACCGGAGAAAGCAAGACCGTGGATGCGCCGGGTTCTGCATGGACCGCCGGCCTGTTTGCGTGGACGGATGCGACCTACGGCTTCTGGGCCTCGCCGTCGAACAAAGAGTTCACCGGCATCACCGGCACCACCCGCGCGGTCGAGTACCTGGACGGCGACGAGACCTGTCGGGCCAACCAGCTCAACAACGCCAATATCACCACGATCATTCGCGATGACGGCTACCGCCTTTGGGGTAACCGCACGCTGTCGAGCGATCCGAAATGGGCGTTCGTCACCCGCGTACGCACGTTGTTCATCCTCATGGATGCGGTGCAGGCCGGCCACAAATGGGCGGTTGACCGCTCGATCACCAAGACCTACGTCAAGGACGTCACCGACGGCCTGGAAGCGTTCATGCGCGACCTGAAGAACCAGGGTGCGGTGATCAACTTCGAGGTGTTCCCGGATCATGAATTGAACACCGCCAGCCAGATCGAGCAGGGCAAGGTGTACTGGCGTATCCGCTTCACCGACGTACCGCCGGCCGAAAACCCGAACTTCCTTTTTGAGGTCACCAACGAGTGGATGACCGAAGTGCTTGAACCTGCCTAAGGAGGCACCCTGATGATTCCTGAAGTTCTCTCCAACTGCGCCGGGTTTATCGACGGCGTCAGTTTTGCCGGCGAAATGCCGAGCCTCA